TTGGTGCTGCTGCTGCTCCTAGTCTTGCCTCTATTCCCTTTGTTGGTTGGGTTGCTGCTGGCTGGGTGGCAATGTTCGGTGGTAATCAGGGAGCTGATATAGGTGGCAATATGGCAGAAGACCTAAATAAAAATTGTTAGATTAAAATTATGAAAAAAACAGAGACTGCGGAGCAGTTGCTACAAAGGTTCTCTAAAAGAACTATGCAACTATCCTCAAGGAATGCTGAGTTGAAACCTGCATACGATGAGTATGTAAAAAACGAGAGAGCACTAGCAAGGTTAGAAGGTTCTGTACAGGCAGTAGAATATATGGCATATGGTAAGATGCCTGGTGATGGCAACCATGATGGTATGAAAGATCATAAACCACACTAATTTTTCTTACCTTTTTTCTTTGGACGTTTGAAAGGAGGCAAACCTTTTTTCTTACGATACTCATTACATTGCAACTCATTACGACTTAACTTAGGTGGTTCTTTACCGAACTTCTTCTGTATAGTCGTAGTGAGTTTTTTTATTGCAGGTTTTATAACTCTCAACAATAATGGTGTTGCAGCAGCAGATGCTGTAGCTACCACTGCTATCGCTGCTGTAGTTGTGGCTTGATTTGTAGAAGGTAAAAATCTCTCGACTGCTGTAGTATCCTCATACAATACCACACATTGCCCATTTTGAATTTCATGACCTATAACTCTCTCCTTTCCATTCTGAGTTAAATCACCAACTCTAGGTTGATTAGGTGCAGGACATTCATCCTCTTTAGGTATCGGTGGAACCTCAGGTGTATCTACCTCTGGTGCAGGTGGTGGTTCTACAACAGGAGGTGGTGGTGCTTCTATGACCATCTGTAATTGGTCAGGTGTATAATCCATTGGATTATATGATGGCATTTGTGCATCACAAAATACCAAGGTGTTATCTTCATCTTCTTTAATTATGTCATTATTCCTATCACTAAACTCATGTGTCTCAACGCAACCAGGCATGTCAATAATAGGATTACCTATAATGACTGTAGCAGGTGGTGCCTGAGGTATTGAAGTCTTTGGATGATCAACTAACCATCTAGGAATATCTCTTATGAATACTTGATTAGTTCCTATATTGAATACCTGATCTGCTCCTATGGTTTGAACACCATCATCATGAACATGTATTCTCGGTATCTCCATTACTTATTACCAATAGATATTTCTTTTAGAGTAGATGCGTCACCAGAAGGAATAATTACTTTCTTTAAAGGTATGTTATGTGCATGTGGAGCTATGTTATTTACATTCTGTACAACAACATCAGCACATATACTATAGTATGGTGATTTTGGATGGAATGATATACCCTCTTTTATTAGAGAGCCGCAATTTTTCAATCTTGCGATCTCAAAGTCTAATCTTTTATTCGCAACTGTTTGATTCATTAATGCGATATTTGCTGCTGCTGCCTCTTTACATTGTGCTTGTAGTTTCTTATCTAATGGTCTAGACCATGTTGCAGATACACCTACTGATAGACTATAATTATCTTTCTGTGCTGTTCTTGTAGGAACATGATATAAAATATTACCTGGATTGTCTAATACACCATCTTCATCTAAATCTGACATATCATAAACAGGATCCAAATAGTATGGTTCATATGGTTTTTGTGCTGATGCGGTTCCTGTCACATAGGGGGTAATATTCATGGTAGCACCTTGGCACTGTATACCATTACCATAAGTGTTAGTTATATATGGTCCTTGTAAGACTTGTATAGCTTGATTGGTTACTGAGCCTGAAGAATTGGCAATCGGAGATGCTGTTGCACTTACACCACCAACAGTCTCTGCCATGGCTGATGGCATAAACCCAGTCATAGCAAGGGATATCGCTACTGACTGAAGATACTTGTTGTATCTGTGACCGAAGTTACGGTGGTTTCTCTTTGTATTACTGTGTGATTTGAGAGACCTGGGCCTTGATACGTTTCCGTATATTGAAACGCTGCACCTGGTGTCTGTATCGTGAAGCTGGGTTTGTCGCTTATTCCCGTCCATGTCGAATTCACTCCTTCAATAGTATTAACTTGGGTTGCATTAATAGGTGATAAATCATCATCTGTAGTTATACCATGGCCACTGACCGACCATTGATAGCCTGTGTTATAATCCATCGAATTTATGGTCTCTGTCACCGTGGAAGTCGTTTCCGTGTGGGTGGTCATCGAGCCTTGTTGGAAATTTGGCACCACAGGCACTGCTATGACTGGGTTTATGGCACCACCCATAGCTATCAGTAGGAATAACTTACACGTATTCCTCATGATTATTAGTCAAAAATAGTAATTTCGCTAACGAACTGACCTGTCAACGAGTTACCTGCACCGAGAGTTCCTGCTCCACTTGTGCCCTGATTTATCGTGATAGTATGACCATTTGTGATTGTTCCTGGTGCACCTGTTCCTGCTGTTCCACCGCTTTGTGTGGTGATATCACCCCAAGTAGAAGCACTTGCAGAAGAACTATCACCCTGTTGCCATGATTGGGCAAAGGAGAATGATCCTGTACATGCTAGGTCACTACCAGAAGTTGATCCTGTGCATCCATTTTGAACACCAGTAATTGTTCCAACTGTTCCAACACCTGTAGTAGCACTATAAGTGTTAATACCAATACCACCATCTACAGCACTACTACCACTGGCAGCAGGTGTATGTGTTGTGATCACGTTGTTTCCAGAAATAGAATAACTGTTTCCAACTCTTGTCTGAGTTACGATTTGAGGTTCAACAGTCAGTTGCAAACTGGATTGATGTCTTGTGCTCAAACCACCTGCATTTGCTGCAGTGCCCAAAGTCAAAAGCATAACGATAGGTAAGAATTTCTTCATTTTCTTCATAGAGAATCCTTCACTATATAGGTGAGAAAAACCTTACTAAAATGTTCGGAATGTACCATTTACCTAGTCCTAACGATATGGTTAAATAGTATTGTCGCCTTCGGGGACACAAACTATACTCGCTTATTTAAGGAGAACTATGAACTATCTAACAAGATGGACTACAAAGGACATCGACAAAATTTTTGACGCTGCAACTAGATACAGCGTAGGATTCGACGATCTATTCGATAGATTCCATGCATATGGTACAGGATCAGTACAAGGACAATATCCACCATATAATATCGTAAGGGAATCAGATGAGAAATGGAGAATTGAACTAGCATTAGCAGGATGGAAAAAGGAAGATATAGAAGTATCAACTCAACAAAATGTCTTGTGCGTTAAATCAAGAGTACAGGAATCAAAACCTGATGCAGAGGAATATGCACACAAAGGTGTAGCAGCAAGAACCTTTACAAGAGGATTCAATCTTTCAGATGATGTAGAGATTGGAGAGATCAAACATGAAAATGGTCTACTAACCATAGAACTAAATAAGGTTATTCCAGAACACCAGAAACATAAAGTCTACGATATCACTTGACATTAGAGTGTTCAGATGATATCATTATATGATGAAAGAATTCTGGAAGATCTGGAAGTATGCTCTTGGATCTTTTAATGACGAAACTACAAAGAAATATGATAACTGGATCTGTGCTATCAGAACTATTATTATGATTCAACTTGTTGTCACTAACTGCTTTATTGTTGGTGGCAACATTCGTCATTGGAACGATCATCATATTCCACCATCATACACAACAAATGGCAAGTCTAATTAGTAATATGCCCGCAGAAGAAGTGTGGGTAAGGAAAGAATATTTGACTGACTTTGAGTCTGGTCATGGCGAATTTACACCAGGTGTCTGGGTATCATGTAAATCAATGCCTGGTCGGGCATTTTATTTTGAGACATACTTACCAGAGTATGCAGCAATATATGATAAACTACCAATTAGTGCATTTGTAAGTAGACCTGAGACACCAAAACCAGATATGGATTTACCTAATCTACAGTTCTGGAATTGTATGGATTATGGTGTCACAACTATATGCAAGCAATTTATAGGGTCTATGGATTATGAACTATATACTAGAGACTTTGGATCACAGTTAGGTAAGTATGTTATTACAATAGATAATTATCATGATGAACCTGATACTCCAGACTATAGCACAGCAGAAACACCATCAGAACACAAGAGTCATAATTTAATAGCACTGAACAATGGTCAGTTTGCACTATATCCTAACAATAGGATGAGAATATATGATAACTCTTTGACTCCTAAGAACCCTAAGATGCCAGACTTTAAAGTATCTACTCAGATCTTTAGTGTGGAACGTGGTCACATGGAGAGGTATGGTGATACAAACGATTACCACTACGGAATACAAGATGAGAAGCAATTATCTGAACCTAAAACCGAATAACTATGAAGGTGAAACAGAACTCTTAACACTAGAGTTGCCAACTTACCAAATTAATGGTATAATGCATCTATGCATACCCATCGCAGAACAAAAAAACACAAACGCTGAAAGAATCTTAAAAGATCTTATCAAAGATTGTGCTTATCAAATATCAGAATCAAACAAAAGTTATGAGCGTAAGAGTCGTAAGAATGCGAAACGGTGAAGATGTCATCGCAGACGTTTTTGAAATTGCATCAAAAGATGAACCAGAGAAAGCAGTAGCTTTTAGAATGGATCATCCCTACAACGTTCATGTTGTAGAAACTGACCAAGATCTTTTAATTGAAACAGAAGGTGTGCATCAAATGCGTTCACCAGAAATACAATTTATACCTTGGGCACCTTTGAGCAAAGATAGAAGGGTTATCCTTCGACTAGATGAAATCGTAAGTGCATACGACACTTATCCTGAGGTCATCGACAAATACAATGAATTAGTAGAGGCAGCAAATGGAAGAGGAAACACCAACTCTGGAAATGGAACAGGAACAATCGGTAGTCCGACTAATCTTGTTGAGACAACGGAGTGAATACCTTCTAGCAAAGATAACTGAGTTAGATGAAGAACCTGTATATCTTCTTGAAAGATGCTACGAAGTATCTGAAGAGGGAGAACTCATACCATTTCCTAAGCATAGTTCACAACGTGACATCTTCTTGACATCTGATGTAGTTTTGACTATACTAGAACCTAGTCAAACTTTGTTGGACAAGTATAACGCATGAGTAAGTTCTATACGAACATTCAATTAGCAGGTGATACAATTCTATATCGAGGGTACGAAGACGGAGAACCAGTCCAGTTTCGTACCCATTTTTCTCCTACATTATATGTGACATCTAATCGTAAAGAAAAGATGAAAACTCTCACAGGGAAATATGTCAGACCCATAGATTTTCAAACTGCTAGAGAAGCAAGAGAGTTTATCAAAACATATAATGGTGTAGAAAAGTTTGAGGTTCATGGGTATGAACGTTTCGTGTATCAGTATATCAGGAAAGAGTTTTCTGATGAAGTTGATTATCATATTGACCAGATGAAAATCTATGCATTGGACATCGAGGTTCAATGTGAGAATGGATTCCCTGATGTAGAAGCAGCAGCAGAAGAAATGCTTTCTATTACCATTAAAGATATGGTGACTAAAAAGTTTTATATCTGGGCAGTTCGTGAATTTGAAACTGAGCATGAACACTACATATATGATAGTGAGAGAGATATGCTCAAGGGTTTTCTTGAGTGGTGGGTGCACAATACACCAGATATCTTGACAGGATGGAACGTAAACCTTTATGATGTACCATACATCGCCAGAAGGTTAAATAGAATATTGGGTGAAAAATGGATGAGATCATTGTCACCTTGGAACCGAACAAACGAGAGAGAAATTTATGTTCAGGGAAGGAAGAATTATGCTTATGATGTCAGTGGGATTAACATTCTTGACTATCTCGATCTTTATCGCAAGTTCACTTATAGTAATCAAGAATCCTACAGACTTGATCACATCGCTTTTGTCGAACTAGGACAAAGGAAGTTAGATCATAGCGAGTATGAAAACTTTAGAGATTTTTATACAAGAGATTGGCAGAAGTTTATAGAATATAACATCCAAGACGTTGAGTTGATTGACAGATTAGAAGACAAGATGAAGTTGCTAGAACTAGCAATCACTATGTCTTATGATGCTAAGGTAAACTTTGAAGATGTATATTCACAGGTTCGTATGTGGGATACAATGATCTTTAATTATCTTGCTGACAAGAATATTGTACCTCCCCCTCGTAAAGGTTCAAAGAAAGACGAGAAGTATGCAGGTGCATATGTAAAAGAACCTGTGCCTGGCAAATATGATTGGGTTGTATCATTTGATCTTAATAGTCTATATCCTCATCTTATTATGCAGTACAATATATCTCCTGAGACACTCTGGGAGACTAGACATCCTAGTGCAAACGTTGAGAAGTTATTGAATCAAGAGATAGATCTATCAGGTGACTTCGCTGTGTGTGCTAACGGTGCACAGTATCGTAAAGATATAAAAGGTTTCTTGCCTGAGATGATGGAAAAGATATACACTGAACGTGTCATCTATAAGAAGAGAATGATACAGGCAAAGAAAGATTATGAGAAAAAACCCACCAAACAATTAGAAAAAGATATAAGTAAATTCAACAACATCCAGATGGCAAGAAAGATTCAATTGAACTCTGCCTATGGTGCTGTTGGCAATCAGTATTTTAGATACTATAATTTACTTAATGCTGAGGCAATTACTCTCTCTGGTCAGGTGTCTATCCGTTGGATTGAGAACAAGATGAACCAGAAGATGAACAAAATACTAAAAACGGAGGATGTTGATTATGTCATTGCTAGTGATACTGATAGTATCTACCTCAATTTGGGTCCTCTGGTCGAGGGTGTATACAAAGGGAGAAAAGAAACTGATGAGGTCATTGTTGGGTTCATTGATAAGGTCTGTTCGATGGAACTTGAGCCTTATATTGAGAGTTCTTATGAAGCGTTGGCAAAATACGTAAACGCATATGACCAGAAGATGTTCATGAAACGTGAGACCATTGCCAACAAAGGTATATGGACAGCGAAGAAGAGATACATCTTAAATGCATGGGACATAGAGGGTGTAAGATTCCAAGAACCCAAACTAAAAGTCATGGGTATTGAAGCGGTCAAGTCATCTACACCAGGTGCTTGTCGTGACAAGATTAAAGAGTGTCTCAAAGTCATCATGAATAATGATGAAGAAGATGCACAGGAGTTTATTGCACAATTTAGAGAAGAGTTTAATGAGTTGCCCATCGAAGACATAGCATTTCCTAGAGGATGCAATGGGATAAATAAGTGGGCGAACCAAACAAGTATCTATAGTAAGGGTACACCCATTCATGTGCGTGGAGCATTACTATACAATTACCATAATACAAAACAACGATTGACTCACAAGTACCCCCTCATTCAAGATGGGGAAAAGATTAAGTTCATCTATCTGAAGACACCTAATAAGATATCAGAGAATGTTATTTCGTTTCCAAATACTTTCCCTAAGGAATTTGGACTTGACAAACAGGTGGACTATGAACTACAATTTAGTAAGAGTTTCTTGGAGCCAATAAAAGTTATTATGGATACTATTGGGTGGAAGCCTGAGAAGATCGCATCACTTGAATTTTTATTTGGATGAAAAAGTACAAAGTCGAATACCAAAAAGCATTCGGCACACCTAAAAAAGAGCATCAGATATTTAATGATATATCTGAAGCAAAATGGTTTGAGCGTGCCATGAAACGTTCTAATTTTATAACATGGTTTTATGAATTTTCTGAAGGACATAGCTAAAGAGATTGGTAATGATTATGCATCATTAGTCTCTGAAGGTGTATCTGCAGGTGACACTGCAGGATTTATTGATACAGGTTCTTATATCTTCAATGCTTTATTATCAGGATCAATCTACGGAGGTATTCCTAATAATAAAATAACTGCTATAGCAGGTGAGACATCTACAGGTAAGACATTCTTTTGCCTTGGTATGGTTCAACATTTCTTAGAGTCTAATCCTGATGCAGGTGTGATATATTTTGAATCAGAATCTGCCATATCAAAGCAAATGATTGAGGACAGAGGTATTGATTCTAATCGTATGCTACTTGTTCCTGTTACTACAGTTCAAGAATTTAGGCTACAAGCAATCAAAATATTAGATAAATATAACGAACAAACTGCTGAAGAACGCAAACCCTTAATGTTTGTTTTAGATTCTCTTGGAATGTTATCTACTTCTAAGGAAGTAGAAGACTCTGAGGCAGGTAAAGAGACACGAGATATGACTCGTGCTCAAGTTGTTAAATCAATCTTTCGTGTGCTAACCCTCAAATTAGGTAAAGCAAACGTGCCTTTAATCGTCACCAACCATACATACGATGTGGTAGGTGCATATATTCCTACTAAAGAAATGGGAGGTGGAAGTGGACTCAAATACGCTGCAAGCACAATTGTATATCTATCAAAGAAGAAGGAAAAAGATGGTAAGGAGGTTGTTGGAAATATTATCA